TAGCCGAGGCATTCGGACAGGCAGCCACACAGGCGCCACAGCCGATGCATGCCGCCGCATCCATGGCGTAGTCCGCCGTGCTTTTGGGGATCGGCATCACATTCGCCTCCACTGCACTGCCGGTCCGCCCGGTAATGAACCCTCCCGACTGAATAATCCGGTCAAAGGGCGAGCGGTCCACCACCAGGTCCTTCATTACCGGAAAAGGCTTGGCGCGCCAGGGCTCGATGGTGATCGTCTCGCCGTCGTGGAAATGCCGCATATGCAACTGGCAAGCTGTGGTGGCCCGTTGCGGCCCGTGAGCCGTGCCATTAATTGTCATCGAACACATGCCGCAGATGCCCTCGCGGCAATCATGATCAAAAGCCACGGGCTCTTTCCCCTGCTCCACCAGTTCCTCGTTAAGGCTATCCAGCATCTCCAGAAAGGAGGAGTCCTCAGAAACATCCTTGAGTGGATACTCCACAAACTGTCCGGCAGTCCCGGCGTTTTTCTGACGCCAGACCTTGAGTGTGAGATTCATTGTCTTTTCCATTTTAAGAAATTTACCCTTTTTGTCTTCTTCAAAAGGAAAAGATATATTTATAAACCTTTCACCCATTTTCTTTTATTAATAAATATTCAACTATACAATTTATGGTTAATTACTTAAATGTAAATTTTAATCATAAAAAAACCCCTCATATGAGGGGTTTGTGTTAACCGTTTTGTTTTCTAATAGTATATAGAGATACTAATATTTGTTGGGACAACGTTGTGTCATTACCCCAACTTATTTTAGATTTCATAAATTAGATTATTCATATTTTGTATTTAATCCCCATTTAAAATTATTCAACTCTTCAAGGGTTAATTCACCATCTACGGTATTATTTTCTGTTATCTTATTACATAAATGACATTCTCCCAACCTTCTTTAGGGGTTGGGAGAATGTCATAACCACAAGACTGAATCAATCCACGTCTTAAATGTGTACCAGCAATACTTTTAATTTCACCACAATCACACTGACATACCCATTTTGTATGTTTATAAACGTTAGAAAGGTCTTCATGTAAGACTTTTAACTTACCGAAGACCTTCCCTTTCATTTCTATTTTATCTATTTCACAAGTATTTACATATAAATATGTGGTATTTGTGAAAAGTTATTTACGATATTTCACATCCAGATCCAGAACAAGCCAATTCACCACTTAAATCTGTGTTGTCAGTTAACTCAACAACTTTTGTTAAATCTATATTAGTTAATGATAACATTAATCGATTGTAAGTTTCTTCATCACAATCCTCAAAAGGAGCTTGTTGATAAGTGTGGTTTGAATAAGGTAATACTGACAAACCATTATAATATTCACGATTATTCCACATCCATTCACCAGCCAAATCCCATTCATCATCTTTAAGTGAAATTGTTGCTGAAACGTTATGAGTGTTTTGCCCCGTTCTGTGACCAGGTTTAATCCACTCTTGTGAAACTTTTTTAACCCTTTCTAATAATTGGAATGGTGATTCGTGTCTAAGGATAGAACCTTCAGGTGCTTTTTGTGGTACAGAAATAACTGCTGTATCATGTGGTCTAAACACTTCATCCTCAACCAATTCAGGGTGGTTAATTAAAAGATAAGTATAGATAGCCTCATTTTTACCTACACGGATTCTTCTGATATAATAATCATTGTGCCATGCGTGAATACCTGAAGAAGTACCTAAAGTTAGAGAAGTTGTTCCAGCTGGTTTAACTGTTGTTGTACGAGCGGATTCATTAATACCAATTAATTTTGCTACTCTAGTGTTTTCTGATTTAACTGCCTCAGCTGCTTCAGACATATCATATCCTAACACAGTCCCTGAACCAATACCTGTCATAGATACACCAATTAAGGCATCTTTTTCGGTAGTTCTTTTCCATACATCTCTTAAATAATGGAAGTCAGTATAACCAGCCTGTAAAGTTCCAATAAATGCAGCTCCTTTAACTCTAGTATTAAAGTCTTCTTGTGATTCGATGTTAGAAACATTTACTTCACATAGGTTACAGAATTGGAATGGTCTAAGTGCTATCTCACAACAATTTCCTGTCACAACTTTAGATAATTGAAAACAATGTGTTTCATCATAAACCGAAATATCCCAAACATCCTCGTGTAAATCAGTTTCTTCCACAGAAACAACTTCTACCTGATTATTCTCTTTTGTGTTCTTGAAAACATATCCGTCTAAAATATTTTGTTTATGTTTAACAGATAGTTTAAATATTGACATAAATTGTTTAATGGATTGGTTCTCGTTGATTCTTAAATCAAATCTATTATAAACCTTACCATTTAACATTGAAGTGCTTTCTTTTATTGTAGTTTTAATACCATAGAAACCTAATAATTCTGACACATCATTAATTAGTTGTTTATGTTTACTAACTAAAGTTATCCTTTTTTTAGATTTAGATACGTTACCATCTGATGAGAATAATGCGTCAATAAGTCCTTTCCTATACTCTTCGGACCCAGTCCAAACCGCTTTAGGTAGTCCAACATTTTTATCTACAATACCAAAAGTTTTTATGTATTTATCAACATCTTTATTGTTTATACCTATTTCTTTTGTGTGAGTATCTATTAACACCTGTAACATTTCTTCACCATCTTCATTAGTTGTTCTTCTGTATCTACGTTTAAACTCACCATCAAACGTTGGTACATTATCTTTTATGGTTTCTATTAATTTTCCAGAGATTCCGTTCTCATCGTCTAAATCTGAAACAATCATACCATATTCTGAGTATTCTTTTCTATTAGAAACCCAACCATCACCTAATATCCAGCCAGATAAAAATCCATCATTATAATCACCAACTTCCCCATCAAATAATTTTGTTTCCCTAAGGAATGGTAATTTCGAACCACTTTTAATGTCTGGGGTGTTTACTTTAACGTATTTTTCCCCATCCCAAACTGGCCACTCATGTTCTTTGGTTGCGAAATATTCAGTACCATCTTTAAGTGTTAATTTCCATAGTTTTTGGTTTTTACCGGACAACCAACATTTAGCATCACTTATTTCACCATTTAAATTTTTAACTTTAAAAGTTTTATCTTGTAATTCCTCTATAGGGTAAATACCTTCTGTTGTTAAAACTTTTGTACCAGCTCTAAGTGATGGATTCGTCCCCCAATCTTTATCATAGGAAAAATAAATTCCAGGTTCACCTGCTCCCGATAGCTCAACTCTTTTCCATAAATCTAAAAAGTAATCTTTTGTGATTCTATTTCTAAGTAAAACTGCTGAGTTATTAGCTCTACCTCTTTGTGGGTTAAGTTCCCACCATGCCCCTGATTTACAAGAAATCATTTCATCATCATCAGCTGAGAAAAGAGAAATCAAAGCTGCTCTACGAATACCACCCGCTAAAACAGCGTCAGCGATATGACAAACAATGTCGTGTACTTCAAGAGTTGTTAATCTTTCTCTATCTTCTTTTGCGTCTAAAACTTTTGTAATGTTATGAACACAATCTTTAAGTGGTTGTGGTCCAGGTGCTTTACCTCCTGATGTTACCAATAAAGCCCCTTTTGGTCTAATATCTGAGAAATCAAAAATAGGTGTAGAAGAATTAACACCAAAGTAAGATTTCATTAACACTTTGATTGCGTCAGCCCAACCTTCAATTGAGTCACCAACCAAGTATCTTCTTGTTCTGTTTGGATTTGGTTTTTGAATTTCAGGTAATTTTTCTACGTGATGTTTTTGTACTGAATAACCAACACCAGTACCACCCAACAATAAAAACATTGTTTCAGAAAATGCGTCAATATGGTCAATAGGTAGATAAGCACAGTTACCTGTAACAATACCACCACTTAAAACAAAAGATTTATCATCTTCCACTTCTAAACACCAAACATCATCCTCTAAAACATCCTCAATAATGTTTTTAACAGACCACGAAGTATTTTCTCTAGACCCTATGTGGTTAGTAAATGAGTAAACTTTTGTACCCTCTTTTCTTTTAACATTTTCCCCTAAATTAGAAGATAAGTCGGTAATAGTTTTTTCATTAGTTATATAATACCCCACAAACTCCAAATATTTTTCAACACATTCTTGGTGATAGTCATCACTAACATATAGTGATTTATATTTAGATAAACTATCATTTTTATAGTGGTCTGGGTTTTTATAAGCATCAGCAGTTAAATAACCATCCATAAAAGCCTTAATCAACCCAAAGTTATCCTTATTAATGTCTGGATATGTTTTTAAATATTCACCGGTGTAAATGATAACGTCACCATTCAAAGAATTACTAGAAGATGTTTTAAACCCCATCTCCTCAAATCTATCTAAAAATAAATTCTTATCTTGTCCACACAATCTAACCATCGAATATTTATATTCACCCTTAGAATTTTTTACCTTCGTTCCATCACCAAAAATATATCCATAACACCAATACAATCGTTCCAGTGGGTTTGATTCGTGGTAATCAAAATTATCGTTTTTTTGTGTTTTATAAATAACATCACCAACCTTCAGATTAGTGGTCTCATCACCATTATATAAAATCCACCTATGATTTCCAGTTGCTTTGACTTTTCTTTCAGACTTACCTCTAACAAAAGTAATTTCATTTAAATTTTGTTTACCATAATTTTTAACTACAGCATTTTTCCAATTACCTTTGTGTGTTAATACTTTAACCTCATCACCGTGTTCAAAATCCTCAAAAGATTTAACCCCCTTATCGGTAATAAATTTGGTATCCTCACTAAAACAATTGTAAACTCTGTTTGGTGAGATTTCAATAGGTCTACCACCGAATTGTAATGACCTCATGGATGGTAATATTTTTTTATCATACACCATTTTATAAACCTCTTCTATCTCTTCTTTTAGTTGAGGGTACTTCTTTTGATGCATCTCTTTATTTCTTGTTACAAGTTCTTCCCAAGTCTCTCTTCTTTCTTTTTCAGGAAGAAACTTTGCGTACTTCATGTAGACAGTAATGTCTGATAGAATTTCATTAGATAACTCCATTTTTTTTTAATTTTAATTAATAATTATTTATTTTAGTTTGATTCGGATTCTCTTTGTTGTTTCCTCAATTGTACCATTTTTAATCGTTCTTTAGTGTTTTCCTCTTTTCTAACTTCAACCTTTCTTTCATATCCTAAGAAAGTGTCTGACGTTTCTGTGTCTATATAAACCCTACCGTTATCGAATGTACAATCCTCAAAAATAACACCATCTTTTCCAAATCTAGATTTTAAAACTGCTATCGTAGCTCTATTTGTTTCCTTTTGTGTTAACGTTCTAGCGATAGACATAATAAAGTGTCCAATTTGAGCTTTTTTGATTGACCCACCCATTTGGTCTCCTGTTACAACGTCTGATGAAATTGAAGAATTGTGTGTATAAATATCGTTCGCATAAAACATATGTGTCCCATCAACCGTAATATCCACAGTATCTTCATCACCCACCAACTCAATACTTTCAATTTCGTCTAGATCGAAATCTTTCAAATCTAATTCATGTTTTTTCATACTTTTCTTTAAAAATTATTTGTTATTAATAAATGATAAACATTTTTCAATTATTAATCCATTATTATTCCTATATTCAGATTCTAAAACTCTCAATATCGAATACCCTTTACTGTGTAGATATTCTTCTTTCTTTTTATCTATTATTTTAATATCTTCTCTGTTATGCCAATAATCACCATCGAACTCAATTATTTTTTTACCTAACTTAAAATCCACAGGAAACACTCTTCTCCATTGTTTGTTTGGGTAGAAGAATTGTTCACCATTTAGTTCGGCGAATTTAATTAAATTTTTACCTTCATTTATTTTGTTATATAACACCCAAAATAATTCTTGTGAAATTTTACTGTAATATCTGTTATGTTCTGAAAACCTTATTTTATTCACATATTCCATATATTTAGATTTACCTAAATCGTCACCATATCTAGTAATAAAATTGGGTAAACTACATTTATCCATACTTTTACAGTATTCTAACCATCTAACTTCACCTAATTCAACACCGTACTTATCAACATAGTAATCCTTCGAAAACCTATAAGACTGTTTTTGGTTTCTATTGTACCACCTAGTAAAACCTTCTTCAATACCATACCTATTTTGATACTCTTGTAAAGTTCTACCATTTTTATATGGTTTAAGTTTTTTACGTTCAGACATTGTTTTTATCTTCTTATTTAAACGTTCCTCCCATTTTTTAGGACCTTCCATTTCACCATACTTTTCGATACAAGCCTCTAATCCCCATGGTGTTTTGGACTTTATCTTATATTCCTCCCATTTTTTAGGACCTTCCATTTCACCATACTTTTCGATAAACCTATCTTTGGTTATTCCGTATTTAGATTTGAACGTATTTTTAATGGTATCGACATTATCCTTACCGTATCTAATCTCTAACGCATAATCAGATGTGACATCATTTTTCAAAACATCAGTAATAGTTTTAAGTCTCCCTAACCAATTATCATCAACACCATACAATATAAAATCACGGATATTCACTAAACGATTTTTAATTGTTTTTGTGTTATAAACTTCAATTATGTCATTAATTTCACTCATTTGTTTATCCGTTATAATACTTAAATCAATAGATTCAAATATTTTCCTATTTAATAGTTTTTCCTTAGTTAATTTTCCCATACCACCTTTTTAATAATAAATATGTAAAGGGTGGACGGGAATACAAAAAATTAATTATTTTTTAGTTAATAATTTATCACCGACCTTCAATCCGGTCTTTATAGATTTTAATTTACCATAACCAATCGGGAATTCGTGTTTAGCCGACACTTTAATGGTTTTACCACTTTTGGTGGTTATTTTATATACTGGTTGTTTCTCTATAGGGAATTTGGTTGTTATCTCCTTATACCCATCATGTGTTAAAATTTGATCCCCCTCATTAACGTCTTTAATTTTCACCACACCTTTACCATATATAACTACCTCTGTATCCAAAGAAACACATCTGTTACCTTGTACTGCTGTCCAGCCCACAATATTATGTTCAAATAACATCGATTCAAAACCCCTCATAACGTTACCCTCACCTGACCATTCATCATTATATTTTCTTGTAGATTCAACACAATCAATATAATCTAAAACAATCATATCTGGTTTAAATCCTGTAGAAATTAAATGTCTAACATAAGTTTTAATGTTATTAACGGTAATCCCTTCAGATGGAAACTTTCTAATTATTAAGTCATTTTCTCTACCCGAAGTTTTTTCTTTTATAACATCGATTATATTCTCTTTATCCTCGGATAGTTGATTTAATTCTATACCACTCCAACAAGCGGCATGTTTTCTTTTAATAACGTCAGGTATGTCTTCAAAAACAATTTGTAAAACGTTGTAACCTACGTTGTAGGCACTGTTAGCTATTTTAGTGAGTATGGTTGTGTTATGTGTTAAAATATAATCATCCGTAATATAAAGATGGTCGTCATTTTCCACATATATACATTGTGCGTCTTCTTCATGTGAATAAGCAACATCTGTTATGAACTTATTCCTTTCATATTTAGTTCTATACTCAAATCTATTTATTTTTCTACCACATAGTGATGGTTTTATTCCGTTATTAGGGAAACTAATTTGTAGTGAATAAGATTTTTTTATCGATTCTTCTTTTTTGTATTTATATTTAACACTTTTTTGTTTAACAGTACACGTACCACCTAACGATAACACTAATTCCCTAACATTCTCCATTAGTTCTTTAGATACCGTAGAATAACCGACATTACAACCATTTATCCAACCATCGGTATCTATTAAACCTTGTAATAATTTCTCTCTAACCCAAACAGAATTATATAAATAATTTTTAGGTATAAATTTTGTTTTACTGTTTTTGTTAAATAAACCTAACTCTTCAAATATCTTTCTAGATTTTAATAACTTTACACGTTTAATAGATTTCACCTTAACCAATACACCATCCTCGTCTAGAACATCTCTAAAATATTCTTTAACACTTATATTGTTTTCACCATAAAATTCTGAAACATTGTTAATAATATCATCATCTTTAGTATCAAAACACATAGAAGTATTTAAACACCCATCACCCAACATAACCCCCAAAACATACGGGTCTAACTGAATATTTTGATAGTCAAACTCAATTGGTTTTATTTGTGGTATTAAATAATTTTTAAAATCCTGTTTTTTAGTTTTAATATACAAATTATCCATTATTTCAGATAGTGGCAATGTAGTAAAACTATGATTAGGGTTCCACTTACCTTTTATTTTTCTATTTCTACTATAAAATTTATTCACAGACCACAAATGTTCTTTATCACACTGAGTTTTAGTACCATCAGAAAAATAAACATCATATATGGGTCTTTTACCTTGTGGGTATACGCCTAATACCTTTTGTTTACTACCATCAGAACCCATAACATAATCACCAACCTTAATTTCACCCATAGTAACCCAACCTTTTGGTGTTAGTATTTTAGATGATAGTGGTTGTGCCTTTCCAACACCGTATGGTGCTAATACAACCCCTAATTCACCTCTAGATAGACCCCCATCGGTTAGTTCATCAATACCACTTATCCCTGTAGGGATTGGGTGTCTAAAATCTTCCTCTAATACCGTATCCCAACCCTCGGTAATAGAAGTTCCGTCATCTTTTTCAGCTCCAACGGATAGAGCTTCTTTCATGATTTCAGCACATTCCTCATATCTACCAAATTCACCATTATCGATGATTTTTGATATCTTATCGTTTGCTTTCTTTAATTCTTGTTGTCTACAGAAATTAAGTGATTCTCGTTGTACATATTCCCAATCCTCAACGTTTAAATCTCTTATTTCTCGTACAATCTCAAATACATACTCTTGTGTTATTTTTTCTTTAATCTCTACTTTTAAAATAGTTTCTAAAGTATCCCAAGTAGGTATTTTCTCAAAACTTTCATAATAATCTTTTACTGTAGCAATAATCAGTCTAAAATATTCGTTATCAAAATATTTTGCGTGAACAATATCGATAATTCTGTCAGAGAATTTTTTATTAGCTGGATGAAGAATTTGATTTATAAATTCTGTTTGAAACCTGTACCCTAAATATCCTAGTGTTAACTCTTTACTCATATCCAACATTTAACAATAAATAACGATTTACAATGATATTCCGCAGTGTTCCACAGTAAAATTTTCTCCAGAAAATGTTTCTTGTATTTCTTTTATTAAAAAAGGAATTATCTTTCTGATATCCACAGAATATCTTATTCTTTGTGGATAAACATTACCAGTAAAACGTTTTTTAGCCACCATCTTATCATCTGTTTTAATTTCAAAATCAAAAACATCTTCTTCATCATAAATGTTTTCTGAAATCACATCCTCAGGTAGTTGTTCTTTCCATGGGTTATAACTTTTGTATAGATAATCAAAAGTTTTAGATTTTAAGTCTTCTTGAATCATGTGAACACATCTGTCTACACATTCTTTAACCTCAATAGAACGTAACGAATTATGATTAAAATCTCTAACAGAGAAGTATCTTTGTACAACAATATTACCATTAATGTACAAAATAAATTCAAATTTTTTCATTTTTTTGTTTTTTTATAATTTAACTTTTCTTTTTTAATAAGACGAACAAAAGGTTCCATAAAATTTATATAACCATTTTCACCACCAGGTAAAGCATATATAACACCATCTTCTATCATCATTTTAATAACGTTTTTATATTCTCTACCTTCAGGGTCTAATGGTAATTCTATTAAATTTTTCATAGATTGTATAGCCTCTTCTGTTAATAAAGGGTTATTTAAATCAATTATTTTTGTGTTTATTTCATATAAAGGCCCTCTGTGTACACCTTTAGAAACACCGTTAAGAATGTTATCAATAACTTTTAATGGTTTACCTTCTCTTTCTTCCTGTATTAATTTACTTTGTTCAAATATTTCATCCAAAGTGACCTTACGTTCTTTTAATTGTGAAAAATATTTTAAAAGAGTATTTTCGGTTACACCGTCAACACCTTTAATATTATCAGATGAACAACCTTCTATTATTTTTATTAACCCAGCATTTTGGTAGTTATGTTCAAAAAACCAACCATAGTTACCAACACCAACTTCCATTTTTTTATCTGCTAGAAATATTGTCACCTCTTCATTTATTAATTGGCACATATCCCTGTCATTGCTGTAAATCATCACATCTTCTAATTTCTTTTTATTTAAACAATAAAAGGCTATTAAATCGTCTGATTCTACATCGGGATGTTCATATTGCCTAATAAACAAATCTTCAGCATATTGTTTTACTCTAAGTTTTTGGATTTCGTATTCTTGATCAAAGTATCTAGGTCTATTCCCCTTGTACTCAGGATAATAATCTAAACGTAAAGTACCCCCACGTTCACCATCCCAAGTGATAACAACTTTGTCTATTTTATGTTCTATGATTAGTTTACGTAGGGTACTATAAAAAGCAAATATCCCACCTATATGCTTGTCTTTATGGTAAACGTTCTTTGCACCATTATAAGAACGTTTCATAAGAACGTTACCATCGACAATAAGTGTTTTTATTCTTTTGTTTACCCTTTTAGTTGGTTTCTTGAGTCCCATTATCAGAGAATTTAAAAGGTCCAACAATAGTTTGTCTAGCAGATTCTTCTTGATCCAATTCTAACACACCTAAATCGAATAACATTTTTTTATGTTCCTCGGTTAATGTTTCCCCATGAATAATTTTTTCTACCCCACTTTGGATAGCCCAAAATGAGATCATTGAATCACCTGTTTGTTCAACAATAGCCTCTTTATTCAGTTCAACAAGTCTGTTATAATTGATTTTCATTTTATTTTTTTTTTGTTAACTTAACCAAACCAACATCTATCAAATGATTTAATTTAGTACTTTCTATTCTTATAGGGTTTATAACTTTATAGATCATGTTATTTTTTTCACAATATTCTTTAGCAAATTTAAATTTAGTTTGGTTTAGTTTTGTATTCCATAAACTTTTAGGTTTACATTCAACAATATATTTACCATTTATTACAAAATCTGGGAAATAATTTCTTACTTTACCATCGTATTCATATTTTATAACAAACTTATTTAATTCACCACACTCCCAATCCATATTAAACCTTTCTAAATAGTTAACAATAAAAGATAACTCTAATAAACTCCTAAAGTATATATCTTTATACCAACCAGAAATGCCAGAGCCAGATTTTTTTGGAGCTGGTTTTCCGAACATGGGGTTATTTTCTCCAGAGGAATGTTTAGATTGTAACTCCCTAAATTGTTTAACCATTTCATTAGCAAAATACATAGCTCCAAAACCTGTAGCTTCTGGTCGAATAACAGACCCACCCCAAGCTCTTCCTTTACCAGTCAGAACTCCGGTATTTTCATCTCTTAATCTCTTATATTGACCATACATGAATCCAATTTCTCTTGCTCCAACACCAATATCCCCAGCTGGAACGTCTGTTTGTGGACCAATATATTTTTGAAGTTCTGTCATAAAGGAGCGACAAAATCGTAAAATCTCGTTATTACTTTTTCCTCTTGGATTAAAGTCAGAGCCACCTTTTCCTCCACCAAGAGGGAGTGTAGTAAGACTGTTTTTGAAGGTTTGTTCAAATCCTAAGAATTTAAGGGAACCAAGAGTCACGCTAGCATGGAAACGAATCCCACCTTTATATGGACCAAGAGCATTGTTAAACTGTACTCGATAACCTCTATTCACGTTTACATCCCCATTGTCATCTTCCCATTCAACTTTAAAACTGAAGACTCTATCTGGTTCTGTAATACGTTCTAATATCTTTGCATGCACATATGCAGGGTTTTCATTTACCACATCAATAATTGACTCTATTACTTCCTTCGCTGCTTGAATAAATTCAGGTTCAGCAGGATTCCTTCTTTCTAAATCAGCCATAAATTCTTCTAAACGATACATCAACAACCTCCTAGTTCTCGTATTACTCTCAATTTTGTTTATTACATTCTAATACCAGATATACTACTTTTTAATAGTTTCCATGTCAATAAATTATTTAAGTAATCTAAAATATATTTGTCATTTTTTGTGGTATGCATAATTATTTCTATATTTTTTTTAATATTTAATAAAT